TAACAATAAAGCAACTAAAGCAAAAGAATAATGAACTTGGTCGCATATTACGCGCACAAAACAAACCGAATACATAAACGGCACTGAGTGCCACAACTACGATCCTTGGGGGATTACAAAAATGGTAGATTTAACAGGCATTGACGGACTTAACGAAGAACAAACGGCTAAGTTATCAGCTTTATTTGATTCAGAAATAGGCGGATTAAAAAGCAAGGTCGAAGAATTGATTGGAGAAAAGCGCAATGTTCAGCAGACGTCTCAAGAAAAAGATCAGATTATCGAAGATGCGAGAAAGGCGGCTGTTACTGCTGAAGAATCAAGACTGGTCGAAAGTGGTAAATACAAAGAAGCTTTAGAGTTACGAGAAAAAGAAACTACTGAAGCTATAGCAAAGGCGAATGAGAGCGCGTTAACAGCCAAAGACGCGTTAACATCTCGCGACCGTGGCGATGTTATGGGAAAGGTTATGGGCTTAGTTCATGATGACCATAAATGGAATTCCGAAGCTATGTTGTCAAATATGCTAGAAATTGGTTATAATGACCAGAACCAACTAACCACACAGTTTAAAAGTAACGGTGAAGTTGTAGCAAACAATGTTGAAGAGTTCAAAAGCTGGGCTGGAGAACAAGATTCATTTAAGAAGATTTTAAAAGGTGTTGATTCGTCAGGGGCGAATACAATACAGTCGCAAGGTAGTGCCTCTGTGACAAATAAACCATACAGTGAGATGAACTTGCAAGAGCAAATCGCACATAATAAACAAGTTACACCACAGAGGAATTAATCATGGCTTTAGGTGATTTTCAAGTATTTAACGATTTTGCGTATCGAGCATTTGCTGTAACGCTACAACAACAGGTTGAATTATTTAACGCTGCTTCACGCAACGCTTTATCTATGACAACTATGGCATGGGCAGGTGACTACAAACAGAAGGCGGCTTTTGAAAACTTAGCTTCTTTAGTTGGTAATCGTGATCCAAGCTCAACGTCAGCAGCTTCAACACACGCTTTATCTGAGCTTTTACAGATTGAAGTTAAAGTTGGTTACGGCACTCCAAATATTGAATACACTAATACTGCATTCGATTGGACTAATCGCTCGCCAGAAGAGGCAGGTACTTTATTCGGCAACGCTGTAGCTGAAGGCTCAATGGCTTACATGCTTAATTCTTTGTTAGCATCTGCTGTTGCTGCAATGGATGATGCAGACGTAACTTTTGATGGTACTGCTGCTGTCGCATCTCTTGATAGCTTAAATAGCGGCGCTGGTAAGTTTGGCGATCGTCAATCAGCTATCACTACATGGGTAATGCACTCAAAGTCAATGAATGACATTTGGGGCACTTCGCTTGCTAACTCTAATCGTTTGTTCGAGTTTGGTACTGTTGCTATTGTTTCAGATGCATTTGGCCGACCTATGATTATGACTGATTCAGATTCCTTGCATTTTGATAATGGCGGTACTGAAAACTATCATCAATTAGGTTTAGTTTCTGGTGGCCTTGTTGCTGAAGATCAAGGTGATATGCGCCTGTACACTGATGTAGATCTTTCTGAACAGAACGCTAAACAGGTTCTTAAAATGGAAGGTTCTTTCGGTGTAGGTATTAAAGGTTACACTTGGAATACGGCAGTAACCAAGCCTAATGATGCAGCTTTAGCGCTAACAACCAACTGGTCGCGTATTGCTAACTTAGGCTTGAAAGATACTGCTGGTGTCGTAGTTACTACTTTATAGGTGATACATGAAAGCTATTATTAAAGAATCTTTTAGTAAGGCTGAGTTATCAAGTGGTGATTTGCTAGTTACCCCGAAAAGCTTTAATAGCGTAAAGGAGTGGCAAGGCGTCGAGGTTAGCGGCACTAAGTATTATGTAGACAAGGCCGTTAAACTTGGTGGTAAAAAGCCAAAGCCTAAAAAGAAAACAGACTAATAAAAAGCCTCATTAATTTGGGGCTTTTTTATATCTGCTAATAAGTTATAATAACTACAGGGTTGAGGGACCCTAGACTAGCTAGTCGCACATCTCCCTCTAAAACCTCCCTCGTTTTATGATTCCCTCACATTTTAATTAATTGAGGGCTAATCATGTCTATGAACGAAATACTCGCACAGATAGTTATCGCTGCTGGCGGCACTGTCACAAATCCAAATAATAGAAATCAACTATTACAAGACTGGCTTTTAGCCTTATAAGGAATAATTATGAGCATTAGAAATGAATTGCTTGAGCAAATACTCGCTGCTTCAGGTGGTGGCGGCGGCACTAACGGTTTTATTGATTATAACGACACATCCACGACAGGAACGCCAGTGGTACTTTCTGCGAATACATGGACAGTTATACCAAATGACGGTCTAGGTGCATTCACTAACAAAGCTTACGCACCTAGTGGAGTTACCGAGTTAATGGATGTTTCAACAGGCAAAATAGATCCTACTGAGTTACCTTTGGGATCTACAGTACTTATAAGAAATGACTTTACTGTCACGCCAAACACTAATAATACATTGTTGGAGTTTAGATATACTTTAGGCGATGGCGGTGGCGCTTACACACTAGAAAAAATCATAGGCAGGCTGGATAGTGGTTCGGGTATTGGGTACAGGCGATCATTGGTTCCTGATATGATATATATGGGTGACACTAACACCAGGGATTATCATATAGGGCTAGAAGTAAGGCTTAGTGCTGGCGGTACGTTAGTGAATGCGGGTTCAGCTATACAGGTGATAAAACAATGAGTATTACAATATATAAAGATAGTTCAGCTAACGCTATATTTATCGAGGACGCAAACGGAGCGCAGTTTTTAAATAGCTTGCAGGCATCGGTTGACAATGGATCGTGCTCTATAACGGATACAGCTAGAAGCATAGAAGTGACCACGGGTATATCATTTTCTGAATATGTTGACGAGTCAGGCAATACTTACGGAGAAAACGCGGTAGAAACTTGCGATGCTTTAAACGCTATCTTTTCTAGCTCAGGAACCCCGACAACTAACCTACCTTCAATAACCAGCCCGTTAACTATTAGCAGTGTTCAGGGTGCAGTGATAAACTATGAGCTAACCTCTAGTTATGGTGTTGGTTATGAGTGGGACCTATCATCCGTAACGGGTATTACAACAGTCGAGGGCAATCCGAGGAAATTAATAGGCGGCTCTGGCTTGGTTAGTGGTACGTACAACATCCCCGTAAAAGCTATTAATTACAATGGTGAGGATAGCGAAACTATTGTTCTAACAGTTGATACGCCAGCATTTGCCAATACTAAATCAGTAAACTTTGGTTTAAATAATTTTTTATCAGCTAGTGCTGGAGCGCTGCAAAGCACATTAGGCAGGACTAGTAATGGCTCGGGTTCATCTGATGCTTGGTCAATATCATTTTGGGTAAAGCCTTCAACTAACGCTAACAACCAAGGTGTGATGCTATATGGCGGAGTTTATACGTCAGGCGGTGCAGTTATTGATATAAGGCTTGTTGGTAATAAAGATAGCTTATGGATGAGGTATGGTACATCTTCAAATCGATTGCAATTACAAACCGCAGACAATTCATTACCTGCGGGTGTTTGGGCGCATTGCCTTATAACATACGATGGAGGGACTACGGGCGCAGGTTCAGGGAGTATAAATGATTATTACAACCGTTTTAATATGTTTATTAATGGAGTTTCGCAGACAAAAACAGGCACTAACAACAACTACGGATATACTAATGCTATAACTGGTAGTGTGTTTATGGTTGGTAAGTCGGGACAGTCGCAATCATTAAGAGATGTAAAGCTTGATGAAGTAGCAATCTGGAGTAGCGACCAAAGCACAAACGTTAGCAGTATATATAATTCAGGTTCGCCCTTTGATTTATCCTTGCTGGGGGTTGTTCCTGCTCATTGGTGGCGTATGGGGGATGGTGATACATATCCGACATTATCAGATAATATAAGCGGAACAAATTTTACTATGAATAGCATGACCAGTGCATCAATAGTTAATGATGTGCCATATATTACATTAATAAAAATTTATGTTAAACTAGCCTTATATATTTAAT